GCCATTCTCTTTTAGTATATTTATGACTTCTGTGTTCGAGATGTACACCACCGGTTTTATCCATTACTATAATATAATCGTTTGACATTGAAGACCTCCATTATTTATTAATAGTATATGTTCTGGGTTTTGATTTCTTTTTTGTTTTCCATTTATTAATTAATGAAGAAACTAAATCTTTTCCCTTGTTAATATATGTCAATATTTTAGTAGATGGCATTTTTTCCCATTTTTTAATTTCCTGATGCATTCTTCTAGCATATTCAGCTTCTGCTTTATTTGCCTTATCCCTTTCGGCTCTAGCCAAACGACCATAGTCTTCTGCCCATCTATTAGCGCTGTGATAGTCAGATTTTCTATTATTATAAATATCTTTCATTTGTGAATACTGCTGAGAATCTTTTCCAAACCATACTTTATTATACTGACCATTAATATAAGCTTCTTTCATCCATTCTTTTTGCTTATTTGCTTCTTTTCTGTAACCAGTAGATATATCACTTAATGTTTTTGCATGTCCTTTTGTATGTACTTGATAAGGAGCATTTTTTTCACCATAATGAGGGTATGTATAATTCCAATGTCCATTTTTCCACTCACGTTTTAAATACTTATAGCGTTTATGTTCTAAATGAACTCCTCTATAAGAATCATTAACAATTATAAAATCACTCATTTTAGTCCTCCAATCATCCGGTTGTTCCATATTTTGCTAACCTTGCTTCATTTTGTTTATACTGTTCCTTTAAAACATCAGCCCTAGATCTTTTTTTCTTAGGCGTATTTTTATCATTAACAACATTTACTAATGTTATTAAACGATTTAGATGCCAGTATTGCACCTCAAATGGTATTTGTAGTGCTACTAGCCAAGAATATATAACTTCACTGGTAACAATTTCTTTCTTACCAAACTTTTTTTCTCTATTTGTAAACCAAGTGGCAGTCATTGAATCATCTATGTAATTCTGTATTTTTTCATGCTGTTCAGAATTTAATAGATTATAGTATACATCTTCTTCAATGCTCTCATCTGCTTCTCTTAATTTATCTTCTAAAGCTTTTATTTCCCTATAATTAAGAGTCATGCATTTTATATAGTCCAATATCTCTTTTCTATCGGTTTTTGCACCTTCTTGTAGATATGGCTTTTTCCATTTTGCCTCCCATTTTGATATGGAGACTAATGAATGCTCTAATTTAAGTGTCACCGGAGGCAAATCAACAAAATGATGATCACTTTCATTTTCACTGGAATCATCCCAATAGAATATTCCATTAATTTTAATTTCTAACATATCATTAGTCCCCATTATTTATCATTACAACTTATTTAGTTGTTTTGCTCTTGGCTATTTTAGCCGGAGAATTGTTCTGTGCTTTAGCAATAGCAGGACAAACTGCATTAATGAAATTAGCAGCTGCTTTATCATCTGTTGCGAGTTTCATAAACAGAATTGAATATGCCTCTGTCTGAGAAAATGCTTCGGAAAGTTCCTTAGACTTAACAAAAGATTTATTATCTTCTCCTCTTACACCATAAGCTCTAAGTACGATTTCCTTAAAAAGCTGAATAATCTTTTCTCCGTCTTCTGTTTTAGAGATTTCTTTAATATACTCAGCAAGTCCGCCTTTCTTTGAAAAGCTTAATTCAGTAACTTCTGACTCGTATAAGTTAAAATAGAAATCATCTGTAATTTCATTTCCATCAAGGTCATGATAAGTAATAGTTTCTTTAACCATATTATTCTCCTTTTTGTACATAAAAAGGCCCCAAGATTTTACTCAAGGGGCCCATAATTATAAACTGCAATTAGCCTTCTGCAAAGAAAGCAATAACTTTGTCGGGAAGCATAAGGGTAGAAGCTCCAATAGACTCAGGGTCAGTAACTTCTTCCCAATTATCGGCATTCCATTCACCGGCAACAGTAACTGCTGTTACGCACTTATAGGTCTTGCTGTCATAAGTAACATAGTCTCCAACCTCATATGTTTCTGCAGTAGAGAATGCGTCAACAGTAATATCATCACCATAAAGAATCTTCTCGAAAGCGGCAAGCTTATCAGGATCAACTTCAGTGCTGTCAATAACGATATGCGCGGTCTTCTTATATCCTTCCGCAGTATCGATAGGATCTGTAGATACTTCGAAACTTAAAGGATTAATATCGGGAGACTCATTGGTAGTTCCGTGGTCTTCAGTAGAAGGAGATGCAAGGCAATTATAAATAAGATGAATCTTATAACCGAAATCCTCAGTTACATCGTTACCAATCTTATTTCTGAAGCTGAAACCAAACTTCTGTCTGGTCTGCTGTCCAGCATAAACACCAGCTGCTAAAGAAGCCATGCCATTACATGCGTAGAATTCTCTAGGATATGTAAATGCTTCGATTGTTGCACCATATTCTTCTGCTGACATAACATTAACATAAAGACCATTGTCAGCATAAACCTTTGTAGGTTCAGCACCGGAGGGATTCTCATTTACTGCAGAAAGACCATTCCATGCTTTACCTGTATTATATTTACCAGTAGTGGCGTTAAGTGTAAACAAAATACCGCGGTCAACGCCTACTTCATAGAGTTTTTCGCCAACTCCATCCCAGTGTAATTTAGGCATATTATTTTCCTCCTAATAATATAGTTTGTATACATAATGATTAAGATTGTCCGCTTTATAATGTCTTTCAAATGATATGTGCTCAAACACATCAAGAATGTCATCTTTTAACGTATTATCTGGATCTTTATGTATGATTGTTACCAAATAGCTTTTCGGTTTATTGTAATTTTTGTTATCCGCTCTAATTAAATCGATATCGTCGAGAGAATATCGTATAGCCGGATAATTCATATGAACCGATGCTGGAGGTTGAAAATAAACGTTATCAGATCCAAGAAAATTGTGCAGTTCAGCACTAAGTTCTAATCTAGTCGCCATTCCATACACCTCCAATGGTCAATAAAATACGTGGATACTGAAGAGTAGCAGAAGTAATTTTCCACTTATTTCCTCTCAGTTCCACGTACTTCATATAACCAATATTGTCGTATGCAAAGTCGTTAGCAATAACGCTTATTTTATTGGTAATATTTAGATCATCATCTATTTTGTCAGATTGCTGCCAACGAAGATTATTTTCTAATATATCACCCTTATACGGTTTGTCCGTTATGACTTCAGTGTATACGTCATTTTCGTTATTAGGTATACCGAAACCAATATTTCCATACCATTTCATCTTTGCATACTCTCCTATAAAATATAATTAAGCAGAAGCTTTAGCAGCCCACTCAGTTACGGTTACAGTACTAGATGCAAGATCAACGGTCTTAGCCTTATTGCCTACTACAGCAACAGGAACGTAAATGGTCTCGACATCGCTTACTGTAACAGAGATAACAAGCTTGCCAGTAGCAAATGCCTTCTGAAGATCTTCTTCGGTTACCTGTACAGGAGTCTCAACAGAAAGATCATAGTAAAGTTTGCTGTCGGTAGCATTACCGAAAACAATAAACTGAGCAACGTGCTGGTCGTTAGCTCTTTCAAATGTAGTCTTCATTATTTATTCCTCCTATATTAATCAATTAGCCCTGGTCAACTGTAAGAACAATTGCAGACTTGGGTTTAATAAGAGCACCAGACTGTCTGGTTTCAAGTAAGTACTTGTTCTGGTTGTAATCGATATCAAAATCGCTATACCAGGTCTTCTTACCCATATTCTTCTGGCCTACGTTATAGTCTCTAAGGTCAAGAGCTACTATAGCAATACCGCTAGGAATAACATCAGCAGGAACAGGAACTACTTCTCTAAAGCCCATAGCAGAAGCTAATTCAGCACGGGTCTTGTAAAGTCTATGTCCGAACTGGTCTTCCATAATCATCATCTTAGAAAGCTGCTTGGACTCAATAAATCCGGTAAGATCGCCAGAACCTCTGTAATCATCCTGAGCAAGTACAGATGCATTGATAAGAGCATGCTCAAGCTTCTCTCCGGTTTCAGGAGTAACAAGATTGGTAATAACAAAGAGGTCTGCATCCTTAACTACAGGAATAATGCAAGTTTCATTAATCTTATCGTCATCACTTTCAGATCTCTGGTCACCAAAGATGTATGCACGAGCCTTTTCCTCATTA